GGGGTTGGAAAAGTTACCGTGCAAATAGGGAAAACCAATCAAATCACCGATCCCGAACCCCGTTACCAAGAACAAAATATTGTCATTGCACCTGATGAAGAAGCAGTGTTCGATCCTGCTATCATCGTTATCAGCTAGGAGGAAAAATGCCAAAAATTTTGACCGCACTTGAGGCGGATTTTGTGCAATTAGGCTTAGAACGACAGCTTTCTCAATTTCGCTATTCACCTAATTTAAACACCCTCATCTCACTGTTACTTTCCCCTCACACCGATTTACAACACAGTTTAAAACAAATGCTCCTTGAACGGCATATTGATACCGCAATCGGGCGGCAATTAGACGGGGTAGGCGATATTGTAGGAATGCCGAGACCTTTTACTAAGATGAATGGTGATTGGTATTTTGGCTTTACAGGGCAAAGCAAAGCCAAAGCCTTTAGCCAAGCTCCAATTCGTGATCTCGCCCTACAAACGCATACCAAAGCCGTGAGCTATATGCCTGATGAAGCCTATCGGCGACTGATCAAATGGAAAATAATCGCCAACCATTCACACGGTACAGTGGAAGATGTGATTAAGGCGTGCCAAGCCTTATTTCTGGCTAGCAAAGTATTAGTACAAGAAAAGATGGATGCAGAAATTCATATCAAAATTACACGTAATCGCAAAAATAAAATAGATGCGATAGAGCAAGATCCCAAGCCGTGGATACCCGCAGCGGCTGGGGTAAAAGTGTCTGTTGAACTGATTGACGAATAAGGACAAGCAATGAAATTACTGGATTTATTTAAAATAATTGTTTGGGCGAAAAATGGCGATACCACCGATTTTTCACAAACCAACTATGAAGCAGGTTGGGCACATTTAGGCGATGATACGCCAACAGTACAAGATTTTAACTACGTTCAGCAGATGAACGACAAAAAAGATCAGTGGCTTTTTAAACAGCTCAAAGCTGTAATGGAAAATGCGGGCATCGAACCCACAGAAGACAATATCAATGCGTTACTTAATGCCATTTTGAAGATCGCTAAAGGACACAGCACCCCAAAAGCGATCAACGCTGAAACCGTGGATTTTGTGGATAAAACAGGGCATACCCATTCAATTTCAAAAGCCAGTCTAACCCAGCTAGGCATTGTACAGCTTACTAATGCGTTAGACAGCGATAGTGAAACCCTAGGGCTCACCGCCAAAGCAGGGAAAACGTTGAAAGGGCTGATTGATGCCTTAACCCGCAATCTGAGTAACTATATCCCCAACAGCAAAAAATCTAATGCAATTAATTCGGCAAGTAGCGACACCGTGGCAACGAGCAACGCCGTTAAAACCGCCTATGACAAAGGTGTTGAAGCAAAAAATAGAGCAGATAGTGCTTATACTTTCGCTCAATCTAAACAATCCCCAGCAACCACCCTTGCCGGCTATGGCATCAAAGATTTTAAGGTACAGGCTAATCTAGGTACACAAGACCTTAATCAACTCACCACCGTGGGGATTTACGGGCAAGTGCATGATAATCTGGCCACAAGTGCGCGTCATTATCCTGAGGCGCGCGCGGGGGCATTGACGGTTAAGCCCTCGGCGTATGGCGTGATGCAGGAGTATGTGACGCACGATAAGCAAATCTACTATGCTCGCAATCGGCGCAGTGGTGGCGGTTGGAGCGAGTGGGTGCGCGTTGGTGGAGATAGCTTGCCAGTGGGCGCAGTGCTGGCTTTTCCGCGCGCCATTACTCACCCACAAGGCTTTTTACTAGCTGATGGCTCAACCTTTGGCAGTAGCACTTACCCCGATTTATATCGAGCGTTAGGCAATAGCAACAAACTGCCTGATTTACGTCGCTCAGATGTGGGTATGACCGCCTATTTTGCCACCGACAATATCCCCGAAGGCTGGATTGCCTTTGATGACATTGAAGAGCAAGTTAGCGAACAGGCTTATCCCGAACTGTATCGCCATCTTGTGGCGAAATATGGCAGCCTTTCTGCCGTGCCGAAAGCGAAAGACCGCTTTATTCGTAACGCGGGGGCATTGCTTGCGGTGGGTGAGGTGCAACAAGACGCCCTTCAAGACCACTTTCACTATATTCCTACCGAAGCCGGGGGCGATTATCAAGCCGAGAAAGGTATCACTATCGTCATTCATGATAGTGATACCACCAATGTAGTGCCGGGTGCGTTTAAGCCCGCACAAAAAGGCAGGGTGCAGGCGAACAACGTGGCGGTCGCCGATGGGGCAAGGGCAAAAACCTACCTTGCTTCTACGAAGGATACGACAGAGAAAGATACGCGAACTGCGGAAGAAACGCGCCCGAAATCCCTTGTTCTCAAACTCTGCATTAAAGCACAAAACACGCTCGATGGGGTGCAGTTTTGGATTAAGGCGTTTGGAGAGATTGCTAATGCTGGGCAACTTGATGCAAGTAGATTGGCACAAGATATTCAAGAAGTGAAGGCAAAAAAAGCGGACGTGTTACATACGCATAGGGTGAGTGAAATAACGGATTTTGAACGAAGCGTAGAGCAATACCTTAACAATCTTTTTAGCCAACAGTTTACAGAAAATGGCTGGAGCAAATTGCCCAATGGATTAATTATTCAATGGGGTAAGTTTAGAGCAGGGTGGGAAGCAACCACACAACGGCGAGTAACATTTCCAATAACCTTTCCTAATCAAGTATTTTTTATTGGACTCACAGAGTTTACTAAGATGTGGAGCTACACAAGTACCGTACAAAGCCGTGGACAGATGGATAATAGTGGTTTTGAGGTAGTCAGCCAGCGAAATGACACGATGTTTTTAGCAATAGGTTATTAAGGGGGAACAATGTATTTTTTTAACAGACTCACACAAGGTTTTTTCCTAGCGGGGATACATGTTATCCCCGAGGGTTCAGTAGAAATTAGCGAAGAAACCTACCGCACTTTACTTATCGGGCAAAGTGAGGGAAAACAGATTATCCCCGATGAGCGGGGCTATCCCGTTTTGATTGAGCCCCAGCCAAGCCCTTATCACAGATTGCAAGGGGGAAAATGGGTGATGGATGAGGCAAGACAAGGGGAGCGGCTCAGCGAACAGCGAAATCAAGTGCGGTCAAAAATTAATGCCAAAAGAAATAACTGTGTTGATGGGGGTGTGTATGTGCCAGAAATCGGCAAATGGATGGATACAGATGAAAAAGGGCGTGCCACCTTGGTAGAAATCAAAGCGGATTTTGACTTAAACGGCAAAACGGAAGAAAACGGCGAGCCACGTATTTTCACCCTGATTTGTGCGGATAACACCGCTCAACCGTTAGATTTTGACAAATTCAAAGCGGTGTGGAACGCGGCGAAAACGCTCAAAGAAAAAATGTTTGAGAACGCCTATATGCACAAAGTGCTATTAGAGGCGGAAGAAAATCCAACTGAATATGACTGGTCAATCGGCTGGTCGCAAACCTATGAGGAATACCAAAATGAGCAAGAAAAATCCATTTAAAACGTGGGGCTATCACGTTTTGATTGCCCTCGACCAACTTTGCAACGCCTTAACGGGCGGTGGGGCAGATGAAACCTTTTCCAGCCGTTGTTACCGCCGAGCCGTGTTAGAGAGCAAGCCCAAAGCCCGCTGGCGGTTTTGGTTTCGGCTGGTAAATGGGCTGTTTTTCGACAAAGACCATTGCAAAACCGCCTATGAAAGCGAGGTGAAACGGCGGCAATATCCGGAGGATTTTATCACTAATTAA